ATCATCATCAGAGTCATCCTGATCTTCATCGTCATAATCTTCTTCTTCCTCTTCTTCTTCCTCATCATCTTCAGAAGATGCTTGAAAGCTGCCATTAATAGCCGCCTTTAAGTCTTGATACTCTTTTGAGCTAGCGAAGGATTGATCCATACTCGCTAAAGCTTCAATTTGACGAAGTTGCTCTTGCATTTCAGGCTCTAAGTTCTCAATCGGTACCGACTGTTGACTTTGATTCTGAGCAGCTCTGTCAATTTCTTGTTCAAAGATATCACTCATAACATAATTTATTTTGGTTCAAAAATAATAATTTATTGGATAACATTATTTTTAAGTAGCTCTCTTTCTGTTTTTGCTCCTTCTTTTAATGCTATTTCATCAAGTTTTTGATTATGCTGAATATTATTCATAGCTAACATCTTCTGTTCTTGCTCCGCTTGAGATTGTAACATTTGACCTTCTTGCTCGCTTTCTTTTACTCTCAATTGTGCATCAGCTTCAGTCTCAGCTTTTAAAGTCATGTTTTCAGCTTGAGCTTTTTCTTTATGGAATTGGCGTATAGATTTAGCTATCAATTCTGGATTCGATCTATTAAATAGATTCGCAAACATTTTTTGGTCTATAAGCTGAGCTTGTAAAAGTGTAAACAATAAAGAGTTACCATTATTTATCCCTTGATCATCTGATTCAGCTCTTTTGATAAATATTCTATAATCTTGAAGTAAGTTATCTTTTGTAATTGATATGGTATTAAATCCTTTATCACCAACCATCATAGCTAACTTTCTAGGATTATCGTGGTATATCATTTTACCAACCGTAGCCATATTCTCAAAAGCTTGTTTTAAGATAGATGTAAGTGCCCAATAAAAAGGCTCTTGAACTAATGATCCTCTTTGGATTTGCGCCTCTATAACACCAACAAGCATATCTGAGCCTCCTTGAGTACCTGTCATCGCCTCATTCACGCCTGTAACATCCTGGATGCTTTGCTGAACTTGGTTTATTACTTCAAATAATTGGAGTGTTCCAGAACCTATGTTTGTTCCGTATGTTCCAATTGCATTTTGAACAGAACCAACTCTATCTGTATCAACGAATATAGGCTTCGATGCATTAATATTTCTATTAACTTCAGCTTCTCCATCTCTATCGTCTACAGCTGATTTAGAAATTACAGTTCCAGTTCCTCTCATGTTTGATAAATGAGATTCTACAACTGATAATGTTCTGTTTAAGAATCGCTGAGGATCAATAGCATCATCCAAAGGAGTTAATATTTCCCCTCGGTCATATACCCAAGTGTAGCATTTGTATGGAAACTTTACGTTTGAAGGATCGTATAGGTTTTTCTCTTGGTAAGGAACTATTCCATAATCTAAGATTATATCTCCCAATCCATTTCCTATTTCTTCTTGAGGTATCATTATGCAAAAACGAAGAACATCAACATATATGCTGTGTTTTTTGCTTTCACCTATTTCTTCTTTATGCTTTTCAGTAGCAGGCTCGATGAGGTCTTTGTCAGTATATTCTGAGTCTGGATGATTAATCATCGTGTAGTATGGATATCCACTTTCGTCATTTACCCATCCATATTCTCTTTTCTCAACATCCTTCCAATACATCTCGTAAACAGGAACTTTACCTGCTACTTGAGTATATATACCGTTTACTACACGGTGAATATCGTTAGTATTTTGATTACCGTAATTCTCAATAGCTTCTCTTTCTAGCTTAGTAAGCTTTTGGTATCTTTCAAAGATGCTAGGAGCATCCATATAGTACCATTCACCCATAAACTCAGAATCAGATAGATCTGGCTTCTTAGCAGATAAATCCCATATAAAGAATAAAGGATTCGTTGCTTCAGCGTTGTAATTATCTCCCGCCTCAAAACCTTTGTAAATACCTAAACCACCTAATGCAAGGTTTCTAGTTATTTGAACCTTTAACTCGTTTATATTTATTTCTTCAGATAGAAATTCAATAAGGCTGTTTATGTCTTTTTCGTGATCATCAACAAAGGTGTTTAAAAACATTTCCTCTGTCTCTAATTCAGAATCCATAATTCCAGTACTGTCTTTTATCATTCCCTTGAAAAACGGGAACGCTTCAGCTACTTTCTGATAAGCCTTAAGTTTTGTTAAATCTTTTTCTCTTTTATTGATTACAAAATCAGAAATACAAGAAGCTTTTGCTGAATATGACAGTCTTATTGCGTTACCAATATACTGCTGAACCATTGGCTTTATAACGTTCTTAGTCCACTTCAGTCGGTTTCTGATATCTCCAGATTCATCTAAAAAGAAACTCTCAACGTCTTCATCAAATATCCATTGACCATCCTGGCCCTTAAAGAAAGACCAGTTGATTAAACATTTGTTTATGTACTTCTGATACAAGTGGTTACTCATAGTTGATAGACAGAACTTGGCATAATCTCGGTGATAATCCTTATTCTTCGCTTGAGTAAGCCTGTTAGGGCGTATTCTTCCTGTGTTAAAAATGTAACCCATATTATCTTAATACATCGTTTATAGTCACCATAACTTGCTTCTTAGTGTTCTTGTCAATCGTTCTAACACCATAAGACGTTTCAAGTCTTTTAACCATGTCAGGCAATTGTTCGTGAACTTTAATAACCAAATCTGTATATTTCTTTTTTTCATCAATGTCCATGGATGCAATTGTGCTAAAATCCAAGACAATCATGTCATTCAAAACATCAAACATATATTGGCTCAAAAGCTTTGCTCTCAATCGGTATTCAGGATTAAATGTCTCCATTCGAGATATTCCCTCCCTTATGTGATCAGGTATGTTTCCCAAGAGCATTTCTGATGCGTCTTTTTGAGATTCATAATGATGACCATAAACCAACTGAAGGCCTTTAACCAACCTATCCTTTTTGCTCAGTTTGTAAATCGGAGATGTTCTATTTCCGAGCAACCAACAGAGTCTTACTTCTTTAACCTTCATTTTGCCAAAGACATTATCTTCAGCAAGGTCAGGGTATTCAATTCTTAAGTCCTTATCTGACTGTACCCCAAAAAGGACTACTTCCACTTGTTTTGTCTCCATAGCCTGTAAATAAAGGGTAGGAACAAAAGCTCCTACCCAACAAATTTAACATTTTTTTAATTACGCTTGAGGTGCCCCAAGGTAATTTGCAGCAGTTGACGCTCCACTAAGGATATTTGTCAACAAAGTAATTGCTGTAGTATCAGTTGAATCAATATACGCAAGCGCAATTGAAGGCTTAACAACTTCATTTCCAGTCACTGCATTATGACGGATATATTTTCTGTAACGGATAATATATCGGCTGTAAGAAGCAGAACCAAGTAATGTTTCGTTGATGTATTGAGATACTTCAGCGATAGTTCCTACAGGAGAAACCCAAGCAGTAGCATCTGTGATAGCACCCGCAGTAAGAGCGAATGAAGGAGTCACTGTTAATGGCCCCGCAAGAGCAGAAGCAGCAGTGATAGCTAATGTGTCAGTTCCCGCTGTGTAAGTAGCTGTAAAATAAGCACTTGGATCAGCAGCGATACGAGCTTGGAAAGCAGCACCAATTTGATCTACTGTTGGAGGAAGAATACCTGTTCCTGAAGCAAATGAAATTGTGTAAGTACGAGCTTGATAGATCGCACCTGTTTCTTGACCTCCACCGAAGAAATTCTGAACGTAAGGAGCAGAAATAGTAAGAGAGTAAGAAGCACCTGCAGCAAGAGGTGTAGATGTCATTACAACATTAACAACATTTGCAGTACCAGCAGCATAAGCAGCATAAGAGAAAGATGTAATGTCAGTGATCTTAACTTTAAGAGCAACATCACCTGCTTCATCTTTTACAGTAAGAACACCGCTAGCAAGAACTGTGTCTCCTGCAACAGGAGTGTCTAAGTGTAGTGCTGAATCAGCACTAATTTTTGGAAGTTTGTACAATGTAGGCATTGTGAATTTGTTTTACACACCGATATTTCTATCCGTGTTGGTTAATTAAAAAATTACCACGCACCGTGCATAGGTTATGCAAAAATAGGAATTATTTTTAACTGTTATTTTAAAGCTAAGATTTTTTAAAAAAATATGGGTTTTGGCGTACTTCTTTCTTTCTTTATTTTCTTTCTTTTTGGAGTGTATATGAGTATATACGTAGTATATACGAAATATATACTCTTTTTCTTTTCTTTTTCTTTTGCTTCTTTTCTTTTTCTTTTCTTTCTTTTTCTTTCTTTGTTTTCTTTCTTTCTTAGACAATTATTAAAGTTTATTATGCACACATAACAATATTTTTTTTTTATTTTTTTCTTGGTTAATTCAAAAAAGTATTTAACTTTGTCCTATCGAAGTGCAGACGATAAAGTGTAAGATATTAGGTTAATTTACCTCGAACCTTGTCTGATGGAGCTGCACCTCTTGAAGGCAAGGTTTTTTTATTTACGCAATATGGACAATTTCAGAGTAGTATGTATCAACGATAAGGCAATGCCAAAGGAATTTCCTGCGTCTTGTTGGTTGAAGAAAGGTGAGACTTATACAGTTGTTGATGCTAGATACCTAGCTAGACAGCATATGAGCATTGGTTACAAACTAGCAGAAGTAGAGATTCCACAAGATTGTGCTTATCAATATTTTTTAAGCAATAGATTCAGACCGTGCAGTGATGAAGACCAGGAGGCTGAGGAAGCAGTAAGAGAACTTTTAGAAGGAGCTGAGGTTGTAGATTATGTTTGATCAATTTCACATATTTCTAGAGCTAAATAAATTTAGTGGAATTGTCTTCAATGAAGCTAATCATTCTTACTTGTACGATAATCAACTATGCACATCTGTGACATCTTTAATCTCAAAGTTTAAGAAACCGTTTGAAACAGAAAAGATAGCTAAGAGATACGCAAATAAAAACGGATTAATAGTTGAGGATGTTATTTCATCTTGGAAGGAAGCAGGAGACGTAGCTAATCATAAAGGATCTGAACTTCACAAGTATGCTGAATACAAATTCTTTAATAAAAATTATGATGTTGATATTTTTTCAGGAGCACTTCCTCTCTGTAAGTATATCGATAATTTCTACAATGATTTTAGAGATAAGTTAATACCTGTAAGAGCTGAGTTTGTTGTTGGAGAGAAAGATTTATTGCTTTGTGGAATGATTGATAAGCTTTTTTACAATGTTGAGTCTGGAAAGCTAGAGATATGGGATTACAAAACAAATAAGAAGATTGATAGATTCAGCAAGTACAACAATAGAATGACGAATGGATTATCGCATCTAGCTGAATGTGAATTTAATACGTATTCTTTACAAACAACTATCTATCGAAAAATAATTGAAAGAAATACCTCTCTTGTTCTTGGAAATTCATATGTTTGTTGGGTTAACGAAGAAAATGATTCTTATAAGGTAATAGAGATGAAGTATTTACAGAAAGAATTTGATATAATACTAAACTCGCTAGGTGCTTGATGAGTACTTCATCGAAATATTCTCCTAATAAGCTAAAACAAGTGATTAGCAATAGCACTGAGCACTTTATTATCAAAAGCTATATAACAGCTAAATTTGAATACCACATTAAAAAATCAGAATACCATCTGTATTGGTATAATAAAAATGCAGGACTTCATCTGGAATCAATGAAATATAAATGCCTTTCAAGTAAGAAGATGGGTAAGAACGAGATAAAATATTTCAGCTCCATAATCAATGACTACAGAGCTGAGATAGATTCCGATGACGGAGCAGTTTGGATAAATAAATCTATTGGATTTAATAAATCAAATGTGCTTATCACACAAATGATATTGTGGCCATAGATAGTTAATCAGTAATGGCTGAGTAAATTATTGTATCAGTATTATCAACGTAAGTTAATCTTAATACTCCATCACTTCTCTTAAAGATACTACAATTGTAGCTTCCATAAACATAAATTGATGATGTAAAATCTTGATTATAAACATTAAATGCTTTTATGTCATTTAACTGAAAATAATCAACTATTATGTTGTTATAAAAACCATCAGAAATAAAATTATTATAGAAGTATTCTCCAATTTTGTTATTATAAAAATAGTTTCCAATTACATTTCCTTGACTTGAATTAAATCCAAATCCAAATCCTTCGTGAATAACATTTGAATAAAAATTACTACCGATTTTATTAAAAGCAAAATTATTATCTATAATATTTTCTTGAAAACGATTACCTATAGTATTGTTGTGAAATCCATCATCTATAATATTTAGATAAAAATTATTACCTATGATGTTATCGTATAAATCAGATATAGTATTATTACGAAATGAATCTCCTATGGTATTATCATAAAACTCGCCACCTATAGTATTGTTTTGAAAACTATAACCTATAATATTTCTACTAAAATAATCATATATGGTATTTTTAAAAAAAGAATCTTCTATTGTAACATTTAAACAGTTTCCTCTAAATACATTATTATCTGAGTATCCAGAATTATTATACATATTAGGGCCTCCTAATCCATTCCATTGAATATTCAGACTATCGTGATCTTCAGAAAAAACTTTAAAATCTTTATATATATCTGACGGAACTTGAATCGCATTATCAAAATTAGTACCTATTGACCAAAAATCTACACTACTAGTTATAGCTGTTACCGTTATTGTTATGTCATCATCACCAGATACTCCTCCTATTAATGTTCCATCTATTAAAAGAGTGTCTGAATCTGAATAAAATCTACCCTTATTTACAATTTGTACATCTGTGACAGATCCTGAAGATACAGTCACTCTAAATGTAGCTCCAGATCCAGATGCAGTTATATTAGAAGCTGTAATGATATAAATACCATCCGTAGCAGTTGATCCTGATGTCGAATGACTAATGGTGAAAATAAAACCAAATCTATCTACTTCATATCTTCTATATTTTCTTCCTCTAAAGTCAAATGGAGTGCTTATGTTTCTTAGTGTATCTGTTCTTCTTGTGATCATCCATATGCATCATCTATTGCATATACGGTTGATACAGAAAGAGAGTCTGCTATATAGTTTGTTAAATTCAGATTGAGTAAGATCAAGCAAGATTACTTTAGTCCCTCCATCAACAACCTTTAACCTTGACGATGGCATAGTAGATGAAGAAGGGTATTGACATACAGAAATTCCTGGAGTAAGCGGTTCGTATGTTCCTTGCTGATAATAAGTATCTACACCATCATCGAATGCTGCCTGTAAAGAAAAAAAATGCCCAAATAAAGCAGGATATCCTGAAGGCATATCAAAGTAAACGTTTGTTCCATCCCATTGTAAATCAAAACCTGATATCATTGATGAATCAGGCAAGGATGATCCATTAGATATTCCCATTGATACACCTATCTTGTTTGTATAAGGCGCAAACTGTATAACATCTCCTTGATAGCTTTCTGAATATGCATCATTTGCTATTTCATAAGTAGAAATGGCTTGAACTAATATCATTTCCTCATCACCAACATATACCTCTCTTGCATCATAACTAAAAAATGTGCCTGATGTATTTGCATCTGCATCTTCCCATCCATTCAAAAAGTTAACAGATCTATATGGAAACTTATACCAATTTCCAGGTGTCAATTCTTCGTTTACGATAAGATCATATAACTCTTGGTATGATCCAAGTACGTTTATACTTATTGATGAGCTTACAGCTCCAAATAACATAAGCAAATCGTTATCTATTGCTTTTTCTTTAGCCGACCTTGTAGGTCTTTTTGGTGATTGAAGATCCATATCTTTTTTTTTACAAAATTAACAAAATAATCAGTCAAGTATTTTTACTATTTTACCCGTTTTACTATCTACTCTTGCTAGCTTCATTCTGTAGTTAGTTTCTTTTCCTTGAACGTATCTAGTTACTATAGTACCTCTTTCATCTACATTCTTTATGTTTTCAGGCTCATACTTAGCGTGTGCCACAGCATTTATGTAGGCAAATGTTATAGCGAATATAGCATCATCATAATCATATCTAGCATCAGCTGCCTGATATCTTGTTTGTCTATGACTGTTTGATGATTTCAAATCTTTTTCTACAAAAGTCTTTAATTGTTCCCAAAGCCAAGGTATATCAATTCTATCCCCATAAGCATCAAGCATCTCTTCTGTTTTTGCCATTATCCTTGGAGCTGTATTTGCCTTATTTGATATTCCAAACCATTTTCCTCCGTGTGTATGGAAATATTCTGGAAGCTGAGCATTAGAGGTGAATTTATGTTTGAATCCATGTACCTCCTGGAAGTCAATATGCATATCCCCGATATTATTCTCTACCAACTCTTTTACTCCACCTTTCTTTTGCTGATCGTAATATAGCGATTGAAGAAGCACTTGTAGATATGTGAATTTAAACTTTCTATCTCTATGGAACACAACTGAAGATACTGTATTTGTATAAGCATCCCATATTGCCGAACACATCATCGAGTGTCCTGTCTCAGAGTTTATTGGATCGGTTCCTTGGTACCATCTATTCTTACAAATATCTCCTTGCGGTGGATGATGTATTATTAAAGCTGTAGTTGATACATTTTCCCTTGACTCTGTTGGTACCCACTTAGCTCCAATTATTCTGTACTCTGTAATTAAATCTGGAGTAGGGCTGCTCATATCCATTATTGGTTCAAAGTATCCATATTCCAATGGAGCATCATTTCCGTATATCTCATTAAGCCTTCGGTTGCAAGTGTGTATTGGCACAAGCGTCTTTGACTTTCTGATGAACATATCATCAATTGTTATTGGATAATGTTGGTGGAACTGAACCTTAGCAACCTCACCTTTCTTTGTCCCTTCAAGAGCAAGGTATGCTTTTCTTTCATTCTGTATATGTTGGTTGTTTACACCTCTTCTTGCGTATGCATTAAAGAACAGAGGTATCACTCCATATTCATAGTTTTTTTCTTTCCACTGTTTAAGGCACATTTTAAATTCAGATTCAAAAACTGATCCTCCTTTATCCATTTCCCCTCCAGTTCCCCAGGCTATGAATTGCTGTTGCATTGTCATCTTTCCTGTGTCAGGATTAAACTTAAACAATGCAGGTCTACCTTCACGCATCATCTCACCGAAGATATCAAATAGTCCAATCTCATCAATAAACACAGCCGAAGGAGACCCACCATTTATTGCATCAATAGCAGGACTGTCTACCTGGAATCTTGAGGCACCACCTTCTTCTCTACCTTTTCTATCTCCTTTTTTGTCGAAGTTCATTACCTGGTCTGTCCAGTTTTTTACTTCTTGAGCGATATGTGTAGGCATTTTTGCGTATGTCCACTTTACTTTATCTCGGAATATCTCTATACCTTTTTCCTTGGAGTGCGTAACAAATTTTATGAAGTATGATTTTCCTAGGTTTACTCTTTTCATTCCTGCTAGGCACATCGTAGTTGTAAAACCAATCTGACGAGCCTTACCTATCATCATTGAATAGTTGCAGTCAAATAGAAATAAAAGAACCTTTTGTGCATCCCAGGCTTGATACCTTATGGCACCACTTCCATCTGGTGCTTTATCTTCTTTTATGTAACCGTATTTGTTACAGAAGTACAAGGTATTATCCTTGCATTTTTGGATTTCGTTAAGTAGCCAATCAAATTGATCTTCTTCGTTATTAAAATCTGTTATTTCAGATTCTTCGGCCATCCATTCTTCGGCCTGCTTGCAGTATAAATCGAAGGGCTTGTGGTAGATCATGTTTTGCCAACCTGAATTTATCGAGTCTATCCAACTTACAAATTCTTTTGGATATTGAAACTCAGGATGATTTGGTTTCCAATCTACTGTTTTTACGCCCTCCGAAACTATACCGTCTTGAAAAAAATCAAAACTCATAGTTCATCTTTTATAAGATTATTAATGCAAAAATTATATCCCGCTTTTTCTAATTACACGGTTTTCAACTTTTGCTGCTCGTTTTAAAAGCCTATCAGCTTTTTTATCCTTGCCCTCATCTACTGCCTTATATCCTCTAGCGACAAGATTGCTTTCCTTTTTTTGTAGCCTTGCTATTTTTTTTTTACCGTTATCTTCTGCTCCATATTTCTTAGCAGCTTTTGAAGCGTTCTTTATTGCTGTAGATAGATTCATATTTTTCATAGCTTTTATTTTTATTGGCATTTACCGCCTTTATCACAAACCCCTACAGATTTGTTTCTTGATGTTGGGCCAGAAGCATCTTCCATTTGTCTCATCTTACCTCTTTTATCTTTGATGTTTCCGATAACATCTCCAACAGCTCCTTTTATTTTCTTTCCTGCTCTTCTTAATCCGTAGCGAACAGGCATAGAGTATTTACCTCCACCTGATCTAAGTATTTGTTTTCTTCTTTTTCGGTTAGCAATCATATCCTGGATTGGATTGTCTGCTGCCTCAGCCATAGTCATTGAAGACTTCATCATTTTCTCAGCCATTTTTCTTTGTTTTTATTGTTTTAGGTTTTGCTACCTTTTCCTTCTTTGGTGCAGCTTTCTTTTTCTTTGGTTCTTCTACCACTATAGGGTTAGAACCTGCAAAGCGGATTTCTTCTTCCTGCTTTGCTAGGTCTAGTTTCTGTTTAAGTGTCAGCATCATTTACTTTCTATTTATTTGCCTAATCATATTCTTCTTCGTCATCATCCTCTTCCCCTTCTCCACATTCACATTCTTCTTCTGGCATACCGCATTTTGGACATTCATCCTCATCGCCACCCATCATTATCTTTATCATTAATGGTCTTTTCATAGCTAATTTATTTATAACATTTACACTTCATCTTACCACCGTTCTTCGTGCAGGGCATAGAACATTTTTTCTTTTTCTTAATTGCCTCGCCCTTAGCGTAAGCTTTCTCAACTAGTTTGGGATCAATACCAGACATTTTGTTTAGTGCCATAAGAGATTAATTTATATCAGCAAATGTAGTTATTTTTAAAATATCGTTTTTTTCTCTTCTTTCACTTCTCCTTTATGGTCTTTATACGATGGCATATCGTTGAACTTCTTCACCAGGCTAAATATATTTTTCATAGATCCTTTGTAGAAAGTCACTGGATTAATCATGTAGACTCTTCTTCCTTTCACCTTTTCATACCTCACGATATCTTTCTCAAACAGTTGGTTAAGAGCAGATGTTATGAAGTGGGTGTTTATTCTTAGTTCCCTATTCATATCTATGAAACCGTATCCTTTAACGATATTTCCATAGCTCATATTTTTGATAAAGAATCGCAATATCTTAAAGGCCGATGGTTTTAAATCATCCTGCATATCTATGGCATCGATGAAAGTTATCATATACCTCATCTTTCTTTTCTTGAGGATACTAGCAAGTAAATCTTCTACCCCCTTATCATATCCCTCAGCAATTTTCTCAAAGTTTCCGTACTGATCCTTGTAGTACAAATCAACTTCTTTTCGCTTATATGCTATTACTCTATCCGACTCCAATAGCATTAAGTCATACACAATATTATTTTCCATCTTTCCTTGATTCTATTATTTGTTTAACGTTTATTTTAATCTTTTTCAGCAGCGCAATATTATCCTTGTGCCTCGTATGCTCATAAAATATAAGTCCACTCAATGCTTTATCAAACTCAATGATACTCATATCCCCTTTCATCTTATTGCAGTCTCCGCAAGAAGGAACCTTATTGTTATTGCTCAATTTCCCACCACGACTTTTAGGGAATAAGTGGTCAAGTGTAAAGCTATATTCATCTAACGTGCGTTTACAATAAGCACATATGTCAAGATTAACCCCCGACTTAGTATATCCTCTCATTATTTATTTTTTTTAATTTTCTATTATACGCTACATAAGCAGAAAATTCACATTTATATCTGCCTATTGTTATTCGTTTGCTATTAAAATAAATATTTGAGATCCATTTATTTCTTGATTTATCAAAGGAAACTCCGACATATTTACTATACGACTTTCTTAAACTTTTTGATGAGTTTATTCTTTGCGTAGTTACTTGAAGATTTTCAACTCTATTGTTTAATTTATTCCCATCAATATGATCAACTACAAGGCTCATTCCACAAGGTGAATAATTAAGAAAGGCCATAGCAACTAGTGTATGGATACGAAAGATATTACCTTTCTTTTTTTCTAAATTCCAAAAATTAACATGATAATAACCTTTGTTGTTTAATACAGGTTTGTATATCTTTCCCTTTCTTGTGTATTCGCCAGAATATCCATTTGAGAAACATATCCTATCAATAGATTTTACATTTCCAAAACTACTTACTTGATACCTCCCGTAATATCCAGGTATGTCTTTCCATATTTCTTCCATATCAATTCCGTTCTTTGTTATCATAATCTTCCTCTTTAACTTCTTTCCAATCATCAGCAATCACAACTTCAAAAGCAGGCTCGCCCCCAACAACAATATCCCTTAAAAATGCATCACCAATGTTTTCATCTGCAACCCAGGTGGCTTCTCCTAAAAATACCCCTCCCCTCCACACATAGTAAACTCTTCCATACTCTAGCTCATCTTTTTTCATACCCATATTTTTCTTTATAATATTCAACCCCTGACTTATCTCCAAAGCCAACCCCAAAATCATAAGCATCCTCCAACTGAGATTGCTCTTTCTCTAATAACGCAAGCGCATAGTTCTTAGCAACCATAGCTCCCGTATCAAACCTATTAGCATACTGCTTGTGCTTACTGATATGCATATCCAACATATCTATCAACTCCATTATCGCTGTCTTACCCATAATAATATCTTTTTCGCAAATTTAAATAAAAATATTCATACTATAGCCATAGTTCTCTAACAGTCTATAGCCACTTATTATTCTACTAAAGTCAATAGAATAGGGCCTTACAGAAAAAACGCCTATATATAGTTTATCCCTATGTGCAACAGATCACCATTGATCACCGAAAATAATTAATTGAGGTTTACCGAAAATTACTTATGAAAGGAACAGACACATCCCCTGAAATATACGTAGATAAACAACCACACCATAGTACTACTATCCCTCCCCATCCATTATTTGACGAAATTAAGGTATGTATCTATAGAGGTCTTTTACAGCAGTATCATACCCTCCCCCTTTCAAAAGGAAAACTGAAATCCAAATCCAAACGTCAGCCATCCTACTAACTATCTTTTTAGTTGCTAACTACGTTCTTCGTTCATTGGTCGCTTCAACTATAATATTAGTTTCAACTATACATTTCGTTCGTATACAATTCAACTGTAGTCTTAGTTACAACTACATTCTTCGTTAATAAATTCTTCATTGGTTCAACTACATTTATAGTTTAAACTAACAAGATAGTTACACTGTTAAATTCTTAACATTTCATTCCATCATTTATACCTATACAAAAAATAAATAACATATGCAATACTTTGTTAAAATATTAACACATTCACTTTCATTTGTTAAAAAAAGATCAATTGTTAAAATATGTTAAAATTCAATATACAATACCAATAATACTTGTATATCCAAATAATATAAGTATATTTGTATGTGTCCAAACGAGGCCACTAAAAAACGAAAAAAATGACATTTTTCGGGGTGAATAGAACTGCCCTAACGCTAGGTTAAGCGTCTAAACGAATCGCCATTGGGCAAAGGGTAACTTATGCCTATTAATTAAGTAACTTTTAAATATATATAACATGAAAACAATTTCATTAAAATTAGAGCAAACGAAAAAAAGCAAAAACGGTAATTCTTTGGTAACACTTAGAACAACTGAAAAACAATTTAACGCTGATACGGAAGCCGTTGGTATTGTTTTAGAGTTTATTAATGCCATTAGTGAAAACTTGAATTTAGCAAGGGAAATGAACGCAAATGGGGTTAAGATTGGCGGCGTTAACTTTTCATTCAATGCTAAATTTATTTTGTACGTTTCAATTGATGGTCAAGATTTTTCTTTAGACGATATCAAAGGTATATGGGCGAATGCTGATGTTGAGCAAAGTAGCTTTAAGAATGGAAAAGCTTTGTTTGTTTCAATTTACCGTATACTTAGAAAAGTAGAAGGTAAAAGTATAATGTTAACGCAAGACGCTAATAAACAAGCTACTAAACTTTTATCTATCTAAGCTATGAAGTTAACAACTATAAAGACAATTGATAAGGTAGATAAATTTGGTTTTATTGGAAGCTCAATTGATGTTAAAAATCGCAGCGCAAAAGTTAGCCATTCGGTTAAGCAAACGTACAAAGGCGCAAAAATTGCAAGGGTGCAAAACTTAACCGATATAATACAAGTCAACGCAATTGATAATAAAATTAAATGGGCTAAACATAAGGAACAAAGAAAACTTGAAAGGAAGCAAAGACAAGAATCAATTTAAGGAAAGGGGATCAATTGATCTCCTTTTTTTTTGTACCTCATTCACAATCCACAAGCAACTTAATTGGGCGATAAACAAATTTAAAACAATACAATGAAAAAATCTACTTTCATGGTAATAGTAGCAGCGCTATTGATTATCACATCACTTGTACTCAACTTTAGTGGTTGGGTTTCACACTTTGAACCTGTTACCTATCTTATGTTGGTATATGGTTTATTAATGAGCGGATTCCTTTCTTTTGCAGTTGCATTTGAAATAAAAATCAGAAAAGAAAACTATTGAGTTATGGAAAAGTATAGACAATTTACAGTGCATATACTATTGGACTTCGGCAAAGTAGAAACTAGAGTCATCCTGGCACGCACAAGATATGAAGCTATTCAATTAGTAATGTATCGTGATAGCTATTGGGAAAAGCAACCCGATATCTCAAAGTATAAAAGCAAGAAAAATATCACAGTCCACA